CCCTCGGGGTCAAGAAGCTCTGTTACGATGCTATTGTGCCTACTCGTGGGTCTGATCATTCTGTGGGATATGATTTATATAGCTCCGAGGATGCCATGGTTCCTAGCCAGGCTGGAAGAGCAATCGTGGGAACTGGAATAACTGTGGTTCTTCCACCAGGTGTATACGGTCGTGTAGCTCCCCGCTCGGGGTTAGCCGCAAAGCACTGCATCAATGTTGGTGCGGGTGTCATTGACCCAGATTATACAGGTGAAATCAAAGTTATCTTGTTCAACCATGGAGAGAAAGACTTTGAAATCAAGAAGGGTGATAGAATTGCACAACTCATTCTAGAGCGTTGTGAAACGCCACCCATTGAGGAGATTAGTATCGTCGAGGATACTGATAGGGGTTCAGGTGGTTTTGGGTCTACCGGCAATTAGTAAACCATAGGTCTTCGGGTGTAGGCATGAAAAGTATACCTTGACTCATAGTCATATACAATTTAGCCTTATCCACATTAGGGTAAGTGTGTAATACCCATCTCTCCCAATATTCGGCCCTGAAGAAGTCTTCCCAATCTTCTTCCGAACTTTCTTTAATTTTCAACATCCCCTTTTGTATCTCATACTGATCTCTCTCTATTCGCAGCTCCTTAGGAATGATAGCCCCTTTCCTAAGAAGTTGTGCGCGCATAAGACGGGGATTACGATGGTCTGGGAAATACTGGACCCCTGTCTGACCAAAGTCTATAGCTCTCTTATTTGGTAAGGTTACTCTATACTTGTGGGTAATAGAAGGACTGGGTTGTAATACGACATGCATTAAATTTATTCAAGATAAAGTTTTAGTATTATTAACTCATATGAAGATATATGAATCCATTGACTCTATTACTATCCGAGTTGGTGAATCTGCTAAAGAGAATGATGAACTGTCAATGACGAGTGACCCCAAACACTGGTGGATGCATGTATCCGGATGTCCAGGTGCACATGTAGTAGTGTGTCATCAAGGAGACCAACTACCAAGGGAGACGAAAAGGGATGCTGCGGTTCTTGCTGTCTACCATAGTAAGGTACCAAAGACAAAGATGTCACCGGTTGATCTTGTTAGGGTTGACCAAATAGCAAAGTATCAAAAGTCCACACATGGACTAGTGACTTTGGAAGGTGAAGTTATGCAACTGACAATTTTCATGAATAAGGAAAAACTGAGACTTGATAGATTATTAAAAACTAAGTACATTCTAAAGTAAACTGGTGTAAAGTCCAGCGATGTAGTACACATCCTTGAACCCGAGACCTTCTAATTTCTCTGCTGCAAATCTGGCCCTTTGCCCAGTGTTGCAATAGACGAGTAATCCCCTTCTAGGGAGTTCTGTGGTGGTCTTTTCGTTCATCTTATCAACAGGGATATGAAGCGCTCTAGGGTAATGTCCCATGCGATATTCAGTGATTGTACGGACATCGATAACCCTCTTTATTTTACCATCCTTAATGAGTCTCTTGGCTTCCTGGGAGGACACGAGATTCTGACCATAATATGTATAGGCTGTGAGAGCGGCGAGACCACCAATAAATACAAGTGGAATCATATTACTATTAAATAAGGTTAATAATTTTGGATACTTGACCAATTGTGGGTATAGAAACACCAATCTTCTCTTGCATGAATCTCTTGTTCAATTCAGGTTTAACACATGCGTGTAGAGCCCCTGCTGCAATAGTTTTTGCGTGTCTGGACATGAGTTCGGGACAATTTGCAGCCCTCTCGGCGATCTCGGTCATGCGAAACAACAAATCCATCTCATTTATTCCAAGTGTTTGTAACATGGAAATCGCAATAGTATAAATACGTTTTTTACGGACATCATCTTTCACTACTACCTTTTTAGGTTCGAATTGTGTAATTCTTTTTTTCAATTTTTTATATTTCCTTTTCCACTTTTGACCTTGTTTGATTTGTGAAAGAAGCTCACCAATATGAGACTTCACTCCACGAACAGCGTCAAGAGTAGGTGTTTTACGAACTTTCGTCTTTACCATTTTTTACGTGATTTTAAAGTTAAATACCTAGGACTTAGGTTTGGTTTAGTTACCAAATGCGACACCAGCCATACCATCCTTGATACGAAGGATGTTATAGTTGACCGCGTAGACCCGGTGAAGCTGGTTACCACCTGAGGGGTTTACAAGGGTGAGTTTGGCGTTATCGATACGCGAGAAGTTTAGGGTACCAGTGGGTTGCATCTTGCTCAAATTGATGCAGAATGGCCAAGTGTAAGTGGGCAAATCTTCGAGAACATCATCGGGGAGGTCGGTGCTGTGCATTTCTGGCACGACCGTGTGGTGGTACAGGGACGAAGTTTCTTCGAACAGAGTTGTACCATTGATGTAAAGGGAAGACTTATCGAAAGTAAAGGCTGTGTCCCAATCGGCACCTGCAGTGGTGTTACCAGAGACCAGGTGGAGAGACTTAACGGGGTGGTTGAAATAACTGATGTCGATATCAGTATCAGTCTTGGTCGCGAGTTGATGTTGGGTCTGAGTAAAGAGAATCTCATGTTCGGTATCAGTGAAGTACTTACGTTCATCGGTGTCTAAATACACATAGTTACCCCAAATTTTGGGAGTACCAACGGGGGTGTATCCATCACGGCACTTGATGCGAATCTCAACATCGTGGTACTGGAGCGCCACTAGGGGTAGGCACTTAGTGTAATCCTCACCAAAGAAGAAAGGGATCATGTAATGGTCACCACCATGGTTAGACTTCAGGGTCGCAGTCGAGGCACACATCGACGACTTCGCTTGGCTATCACGCAAGAGGGGGTTGTGTACACCCTGAATAAAGAGGGAATCGAGTTGGGATACCTTTTGGCCACCAATCCACAATGCAAACTCAGTTGGGGTAGAGGCAGTGGAAGAAAAAAGACCGTCTGGGTTATCTTGCACGTTAGAAACGAGGGTATCTTCGATCCAGATATAGCTCATGAGGTCACCCTTGGAACGAATAGGAATTGCGATTTCGTTGTTAGCACCAAAGGTACCGATGTAATCCATACGCTCAGGCTTCATGGCGAAGTTGGTATAACGTTTGTAGTTTTGACGGAAGAAACTGACTTGGGGATCACCTGTGATGTATACATCCTGGGCTCCTACCGAAACAAGTTCAATCAAAGCAGCTGACATTTATTAATAAACGATATTAAAATTTTGGCTCATAGTATACATATGGTAGTATTCCAAGCTCTGACATGGGAAGCACGAGATGTTGAAGGTGAACATCATATCAGTATATTTGGTAAGACTGAGGCGGGTAAGTCGGTCTGTGTAACTACAACATTCGATCCATATTTCTTTGTAAAACTTCCGAAGGGTACAACACAACAGGACGTTAAGCGTCTGTATGATGACATAAACAGGTTGAAGAGAGACCACGTGACGGGATATAGTTTGACAAAACAGAAGGATGTTTGGGGTTTCCAAAATAACGAGGAATTCCATTTCATGCATCTCAATTTCAAATCACTAGAGCATAGACGAAAGGTTAACTCAATTTTCATGTATAACAAGGAATTTCGAAATTACCACGTATATGAATCAAATCTTGACCCTGTCCTGAGATTGATGCATAGGACTGGTATTCAATCCACGGGTTGGTTAGATACTGGTGATAATTGTGTTCGGTCACATCTTTCCAAGACTGACATTGACCTGTGGTGTAATGAATGGTCAACATTGAAACCAGTCGAACGTGATGATATGGCACCGTTTGTTGTAGCATCATTTGATATTGAGTGTAATAGTTCTACTGGTAAATTTCCCGATCCAAACGTGCCTGATGATGCATGTTTTCAAATAGCAATTTCCTTATGTAAATTTGGTAGTGATGAACCATACGACAAGACCTGTTTGTGTTTTAAAAAAACTGACAAAAACATAGAAGGTTCAAATATTATCAGTTTTGATACTGAAAGAGAAATGCTTCTAGCGTTTAAAAGGTATCTAAATGAGAAAGATATTGATATTATGACTGGGTGGAATATATTTGGATTTGATCTTGAATATATTTACAAACGTGCTGCTATGGTTGGATGTGGAGTTGAATTTTATCAGCTTGGTAAACTCAACGATACTGAGTGTCATTTAGTTTTGAAACAGTTGAGCTCAAGTGCACTGGGTGATAACTATCTGAAGCTTTTACCCATGGCTGGACGTTTCATTTTCGACCTGTTCCATGAAGTAAAAAAAGGGTACAAGTTGGATTCATACAGTCTGAACAATGTTTCAAAATTGTATTTGGGTGACCAAAAGATTGACATGACACCCAAAGAAATGTTTGCTCGTTTTCTAGAAGGTGACCCCGTAAAACTGAGAGAGGTTGCTGAATACTGTATCAAGGATACACTTTTACCACACAAACTCATGAAAAAACTATGCACCTTGTTAAACCTCGTAGAGATGGCTAAAGCCACTTGGGTACCTGTATCCTTTCTCGTTGAAAGGGGTCAGCAAATTAAGGTGTTTAGTCAATTAACCAAAAAGGCTAGGGAGTTGGGGTATATGGTACCAACGATTAAGTATGGTTCTCTCCCTGAAGAACAATACGAGGGGGCTACAGTTTTAGAGGCACAAAAGGGTGCATATTATACACCAATTACAGCCCTAGATTTTGAGGCTCTGTATCCGTCTATAATGATGGCGCATAACCTGTGTTATTCGACGTATGTGATGGATGAGAGGAAATATGGGAATATCCCTGGGATTACTTATGAAACGTTTGACATTGGTGATAAAACGTATAAGTTTGCACAAGATGTACCTAGTCTCTTACCAGCGATTCTCGATGAGCTTAAACAATTTCGTAAAAAAGCTAAAAGAGATATGGCAGCTGCGACGGGTTCTATGAAAGAGGTGTACAATGGTAAACAGTTGGCGTATAAAGTTTCAATGAACTCTGTGTATGGTTTTACTGGTGCAGGTAAAGGTATTCTTCCATGTGTTCCAATCGCATCTACTACAACATGTAGGGGTCGTGGTATGATTGAAGAGACTAAGACATATGTTGAGGCGAACTTCCCTGGTGCAAAGGTGAGGTACGGTGACACGGATTCCGTTATGGTCGAGTTTGATGTTGGGGACCGCAAAGGTATAGAAGCTATCGAGTATAGTTGGGAGATTGGTGAGAGGGCAGCGGAAGAGTGTAGTGCTCTTTTCAAAAAACCAAATAACCTAGAACTTGAGAAAGTATACTGGCCGTATTTTCTCTACTCGAAAAAGAGATACGCTGCAAAGCTGTGGACGAAAGGGAAAGATGGGAATATGAACATGGATTATGTAGACGTCAAGGGTCTTCAACTTGTTCGAAGGGATAATACACCCCACATGAGAGAAGTATGTAAGGAACTATTGGATGTTATTTTAACATCTGGTGATACAGGTCCACCAATGGACTTGGCGAGGAAACGCGCTAATGAACTTTTAGGTGGTGAAATTTCAAATGACCAACTTATTTTAAGTCAAGGTCTCTCTGACAGTTATAAAGTTGGCGGGAAGAATGTTTCTATTACTAGCCCCGAAAGTATCAATATCAATCAAGCACATGTGCAGGTTGTAAACAAGATGAGACAACGAAAACCTGGATCAGAACCACAATCTGGTGACCGGGTACCCTATATTCTTACAAAAACAGATAACCCAAGGGCGAAGGCTTTTGAAAAATCGGAAGACCCCAAGTATGTAGAAGAGAATAACATTCCAGTTGATTATCACTACTACTTTGTGAATAAGTTCCTGAATCCGGTATGTGATCTTCTCGATCCCCTCTTTGGGAATACAAAGCAGGAAATCTTTGGTGAAATTATAGAAAAATACAAACCCCCAAAGAAAGTCACTGGACCAGCATTGAGTACGATGAAAAGGGAACAACTTATCGAGGAATGTCAAAAGAATAATATCAGTGATGAAGGTAAAGTGGTGGAATTACGAGATCGCATCAAATTGTTTAGACAAAAACAGAATTCTGTTGAAGACCTATTTAAAAGTTACACGCAATAGAATAGTAAGACAAGACATGACAGGTAAAAATAAAATTACAAGGATTGTCATTGAAAATATTAGGAAGTTGATTCATGACCAACTTCCCGAAATGATTGATGATGCGATTAATGAACATATTTACGAGATGGTGGATGAAGAAGTGAATCAGAATTATACTGAAAGACTGAATAAGAAACTCGAAGATATATCAAAAGTACATGCTATTCCCTTAGACTTGCTATTGAGAGATTTGACTGATACAAACAATCACCATATATGTAGGGGTGCGAGAATGGCAAAGGATGGCATCAATCGACGATGTGCATTTAGAGCTCTCGAAGGTGGATATTGTAAATTTCATAGAGTTAAAGGTGAAAAAATAAAAAAACGAGAACTTTCGAGTAAGGATACCCATACCCATGGACCCGAACAAATGTTTGTAAGGGGCTGTCCGGG